AGTGGTATAATCAAAAATTATATCTGATAGATTGGTGGAGAGGACAAGTAGATGCTAGTCAATTTGCTTCCGTACTAAAAAAATATCAGTTGAAATATGATAGTCCAATATATACGAATATCGGAGGTACAGAAAGAGGCATAGTTGATTTTTTAAAAAAAGAGCATAATTTAAGAATACTAGAAAAACCAGCTACTACTGATAAATTTAGTAGGGCACAACCAGTAAGTGCAGCATGGAATGATGGTAGGGTGTTGTTACCTGAAAAAACAAAATGGACACAAGAATTAGTACATGAAGTAGCTTCCTTTACAGGAGTTAATGATGTACATGATGACCAAGTTGATGTATTAAGTACATTATACAATAGTCTGAATAGAAGTCAGAAACCACTATGGAGAATAAGTTAAGATGGCAATATTTGATAACGTAAAAAAATTTTTCGCGACTAACAGTCCTCGGAAACAAACTCAAAACAATATAACTTTTTATGACAAGTTAAGTTACAACGTCTACCCAAAAGATAGGTATGACCAATTAGCAAAAGAAGGATATCAACAAAATGCAGTAGCTTATAGATGTGTAAATGAAATTGCAAATGCAGCAAGTAGAGTAAAAATAAATCTATTTAGAGGTAATCAAGAAATAGATGATCACCCAATTTTAGATTTACTTAACAACCCAAGTCCAAACTTTGGTCAAGTAGAATTTTTTCAAGCTGTCTATGCTTATTTATTAATTAGTGGTAATAGTTATATTTTACAAAATGGTCCTGAAAATGGTGAGCCACAAGAACTTTACCCATTAAGACCAGATAGAATTAGAATAGCTCCTGCAAGTATGGGTAATTTACCAAGTGCTTACAATTATATGTTAGGTGGAAAGGTCATAGATACTTACCTAGTTGATAGAAAAACAGGACAATCAAAGGTAAAACACATTAAGCTATTTCACCCATTAGATGATTATTATGGTCTATCACCTATTATGGCTGCAAGTATGGATATTGACCAACATAATTTATCAAACAAACATAATGTTGCTTTATTACAAAATGGTGCAAGACCAAGTGGTGCTGTTGTATTTAAACCAAAAGATGAAACAGGTGGTGATGTACAATTAACTGATGCACAAAGAAATCAAATTATAAGTGATTTAAATTCAAGATTTCAAGGACCAAACAATGCAGGTAGACCATTATTGTTAGAGGGTGATTTTGATTGGAAGTCAATGGGTATGAGTCCAAAAGATATGGATTTTACATCACTTAAAAACTTTAGTGCAAGAGATATAGCTTTAGTTTATGGTGTACCAAGTCAATTAGTTGGTGTACCTGATTCACAAACTTATAGTAACCTTGCAGAAGCAAGACTTGCTCTTTACACAGAAACAGTTTTACCTTTAATGGATAGAATACAATCTGATATGAATGAATGGTTATCACCTCAGTTTGGTGATGATTTAAGATTAAGTTATGACATTGATAGTATTCCTGCAATGGCAGAACAAAGACGTAGAGTTTTTGAATCTGTAACAAGTGGTGTACAAAATGGAATACTTACTCGTAATGAAGCAAGAGAACAATTAGGTTATGATACAGTAACAGGTGCTGATGAATTATTAGTATCTGCAACTCTTATGCCTCTAAATACAGTAAGTAGTGAATCTCCAAAAGATGAAGAAATACCTGAAGAAGCAAACATAGAACAATCATCAGAAGAAGATAACATTATGGATATAATGTTAATGGATACAGAAATTGATGATGTTGTAAAAGCCGAAGCAGATATTGATACTACACCAACAGATGGCATGGTTACAGAAGCTAAAAAAGGTTTAGAGTGGAGAAAAGAATTTGGTAGAGGTGGTACAATGGTTGGTGTTGCAAGAGCAAATCAAATTGTAAGAAAAGATAAATTGTCACCAAGAACAGTTAGAAGAATGAAATCATTTTTTGCTAGACATGAAGTTGATAAAAGAGCAGAGGGATTTAGAGCAGGTGAAGATGGTTACCCATCAGCAGGTAGAATTGCATGGGCATTATGGGGTGGTGATGCAGGACAAACATGGTCAAATAAAAAAGTTGATCAATTGGATAGGGAAAGAGATAAATTTTTAGAACATATTACAGAAATAAAAGCACCAACATCAAAAGAAGTTTGTGATAAATATAAAACAAGAGAACAAAGATTAAATGCACCTTACACAGTAAGAGCAAGTTGTGTATCACAAGGTTACTGGCCAAGCTTATCTAAAAAAGAAGAAGAATTACCTGAAGAAGAAAAACAACTTACAGCAGCAGTAAGAGAAGGTTTAAAAAATAAAGTAAAACAACATAACGAAAAGCATGGTGATAAAAAAGGTAAAAGAGTAAATTTAAGAATGTTAGGAGCTGTGTTTAGAAGGGGCATAGGTGCATACAGAACTAACCCTGCATCTGTAAGACCTAATGTAAGATCAGAAGAACAATGGGCTTATGCAAGAGTAAATGCGTTCCTTTTTGCAGTAAGAACAGGAAGATTTAGATCAGGACAATTTGATAGAGATTTATTACCAAGTGGACACCCACTTAAAACATAGGATTTATAATGAAAGGAATTAAAATAATTAGAACAACTTTAAATGTGGAAGAAAACAAACATGGTAATGGTTGGGATGTAGTTATAAGATTAGGTAGTGTACCCAAAGAAGAAGATGCTTGTGATTTAGCAACAGCACTTGTTTTACAAAATGGTGTAAACTTTGAACACAATCCTGAACCAAATCAAACATTACATTAATATGATTTCACAAAAACAAGTAAAAAGATTTGGAAGTCAAGTTAAAAGAATGGAATGGGAAAGACAAAATAGATTAAGAATACCATTTGAAAAAAATTTAGAAAGAGTTTTAAAAAATTATTTTAATGATATTGCAGAAAAAACTGTAATAGCTTTTGAAACTGGTAGCGATGTATCTTTTTTAAATAGTTTAGATAATAGTTATACAAGATTAAGTAATATTTTTAGAATACAATACAATGTTATTGCAAGAGAATTTAAAAACATTGCACTTAACAGAACACAAAACGTAAAAGATTTTGATACAGAATTTGAGATTGCATTATCACAATTTATAAATGGTAATGTAGCAACTCTTGTAACAGAAATAAATGACACAACAAGAGAAGCTATACAAAATGATATTTTGTTTTCAGTAAACAATAATTTAAGTTTACCTGAAACAAGCAACAAACTTCGTAATACATTAATTGGTATGGGTTTATGGAGAGCAAGTTTGATTGCAAGAACAGAAGTACATAGAACTGCATCATGGGCAAATGAACAGACAGCTGTTCAAATGAACATTGCAGGTACTACAAAAGAATGGGTAAGTGTTCAAGATGAAAGAACAAGAATTACACATGCTTTTGCAAATGGACAACAAGTAGATATAAATGGAAAATTTGAAGTGGGTGGTTCTCTTTTAAAATATCCAGGAGATCCTGCTGGTGGTCCTGAAGAAACAATAAACTGTCGGTGTGTTGTTGTTTATACAACACCTGATTATATGACTGGAGGATAACATGGAAATAATTTTTGGAATAATTATAGGTTATGTAGGTTGTATTTTCTTTCATAATAAGATAAAGATTTGGGTTAAATCTTTATTGAATAAAATTTGGAAAGATTAATGCCACTTGTAAAACCAAGAGATAAAGAAAAAAGAAAAGATTTTTTAGAAAGATGTATGGGTGATCAAACATCAGTTGATGATTTTCCAGACAGAAGTCAAAGATTTGCAGTATGCAATGGTCTATATAATGATAAAAAAGAGGAGGACATAAAAATGTTATTAGAAGAAGAAAAATATCATAAAAAACCAAAAAAAGACAAAGCTCGTGTTGGAAAAGATGAATATGATAATCCAGGCGAAGCAGGTGCAAGAGCAAAAGAAATAGGTTGTTCAGGTGTACATTCACATGACACTCCTAGTGGAAAAGTATTTATGCCTTGCAAGACACATGATGAATACATGAATCAATTAGCAAAAATGAAAAAACCTATGGAAGATGATGAGGAAGAAAACAAACCAAAACGTCACTATGGGGAAGAACATGACAAAGATAAAAAACCAAAGAAAAAAGAATTAGAAGAAGATAAAGATTGTATGGATGGTACATGTGGTTGTGGTTGTACAGAAAAACAAATCTTTTTTGCAGAAATAAAAACAGAACAAGAAGGTGTTTTTATGGGTTATGCTTCTACATTTGGTAATGTTGATAATGGTAATGATATTGTTGCCAAAGGTGCATTTACAAAAAGTTTAGCTGAAAGACCAGCTAGTAAAGTAAAATTATTATCTCAACATAAAACAGATGAACCAATAGGAATATTTGAAGAAATATTTGAAGATTCAAAAGGATTGTATGTAAAAGGTAGATTAGCTTTAGGAACTCAAAAAGGTAGAGAAACTTATGAGTTAATGAAGATGGGTGCAATTGATGGAATGTCAATTGGCTTTCGTGCAAATCCTGAAAAACAAACTTACAATGAATCTAAAAGAACAAGAACTTTAAATGAAGTACAACTTTTAGAAATATCATTAGTAACTTTTCCAATGAATGAAAGAGCAATTGTTCAATCAGTCAAAGGAGAAAAAAGTATTCGTGAGTGGGAAACAATCCTGCGTGATGCTGGAGGTCTTTCACGAACAGAAGCAAAAGTTGGAGCAAAAGCTCTTATGGATGCTTTAAATCATCGGGATGATGATACAAAACAGTTAGCTGATCTTATTTATAAGGTTGCTAACATTTTATCAAACAAACAAACAAATATCTAGGAGGATATCATGGCTACATTAGATAATAATGAAGTTAAGTCTGCTGTTGAAGGTCTAGGTAAAGCGTTTGAGGAGTTTAAGCACACTCACCAAGAAGAACTAAAGCAAATTAAAGCTAAAGGTTCTGCTGATGTGATTACTTCGGAAAAATTAAAAAGAATTGAAAAATCTCTTGATGATTTAGAAGATGTAAACCAAAAAGTGACTAAGCAAAAACTTGCTCAGGACGAACAAAAAGACCAACTCAACAGAATCGAAACTATGATTTCTAGACCAGATTTTGGAAGTAACAGATTAGTAACTGATACTAAAGAAATGGAAGTCTACAAAAAATGGTTGAGAGAGGGCAAAGAATCTCTAGGACCAGAAGAATTAAAAGTTCTTACTGCGTCTAATGATAATACTGCTGGTTATCTTGCTCCACCTGAGTACGTGAGAGAGTTAATCAAAGGTATTGTTGAGATCAGTCCAATTAGATCAATTGCAAGAGTTAGAAGTACAACTAATAGATCAGTACAAATCCCTAAAAAGACAAGTACGTTTGCAGCAACATTTGTTGCAGAGCAAGGAACTAGAAGTGAAACTACTGGCTATGCAGTAGGTCTAGAAGAAATACCAACACATGAATTATATGCGTTAGTAGATATTTCAGAGCAAGAGTTAGAAGATTCTGTATTCAACCTTGAGCAAGAAATGTCATCAGAGTTTGCAGAGCAATTTGCAAAAGCTGAAGGTAATGCTTTCGTATCAGGTAATTCAGTTGGTAAACCTGAAGGAATAGTAACAAACTCATCTGTAGGTACAACTGCATCAGGTTCATCAGGAACTTTTGATGCAAATGCTTTAATTAGTTTATACCATGCAGTAAAACCTGACTATTCTAGAAATGGAACTTTTGTATTTAACAGATCAACTCTAGCTTTAATTAGAAAGTTAAGAGATGGTGCTGGACAGTATGTGTTCCAAGCAGGATTCTCACTACAAGTGGGTGTTCCAAACACAATTTTAGGTGCGCCTTATGTTGAAGCAACAGATGTTGCTGACATAGGTTCTTCTGCAAAACCAGTAATTTTTGGTGATTTTAGAAGAGCATATATGATTGTTGATAGAACTACACTTTCAGTAATGAGAGATCCATTCACTCAGGCAACATCAGGTAATGTGCGATACATTGCAAGAAGAAGAATT